AGATATTGAAGCGTTGAAAGATGCAAATAGAGAAATGAAATACACAAACGGTAATGGGAGTCATCCACAATGATAGAGTACGTGGTAGCCCTGCTTATGTTTGTAAATGGAGAGATCAAGGAGCATCTTATTCAAGAAAACATGGCTGCGTGCCTCCGTGGTAAACGTCATGCAGAACGTGAGTATAGTGAGTCGATATCATACAAATGCTATAAAGGTAATGCAAAAACAGAAATATATAAAGGTAGAAAATCTATCAAAGCCCTCATTCTCGAATAAATATGCGAAAGAAGTTCGCACCCCACAGTATAAACAGAGAGTAGTTAAAAATAAAAAATTGTATGATCGTAAGAAATTAGATAAGATATAAAATTATGTTTGGAAAATTAAGTTTTTATATTGATACTGCAGCGGGAGAATGTCCACATTGTGGAGAGAGCACTTTGTTAATTGCTGTTGTTAGTGAATATTATCGTTGTACAACATGCGGTGAAGACACTAAACAACATATCAATGGAGAAATAAAATATTTAAAATTAACAAAGGATGATAGAGAATGGCTACGAAACCGAAATTTGGAGTAAATAATTACAAAGGTTCAACAAAAAGAAAAAGACCTAGACGACACTCAAAGAAACCAAACAAAAAATTTTCTAGAAAGATGTATCGGGGCCAGGGCAGATAATGAAAGTATTTGCATTGGTATTGTATATTTGTTCGGGGGCGGCGAACTCATGCTTACAACCATTTATATTTGAAGATCAATTTGATTCAGTTTACAATTGTATGATTAAAGGTTACGAAGAAAGCAAAGAAAAAATGGTAAAGATAGGTTCAGATGATGTAAATAAATATAATATCTATATTAAGTTTGATTGTATTCCACAAGAAATAATATTACCTAAAAAGAAACCTGTAAAAGAAGAACAGATTATATAAACCACCCCCGCTGTATGATAAGAGAGGGAAGCTAAAAATCTGCGAGGGTGGAACTTAAACATTCCTATGTGTGGGAAAGTTCACTTTGCCATAATTATATCACATTGTCAAAATAAAACTTGACCATAAGTTATTATGTGGTAATTTAACTTAAAATGATAAGGAGAAAGTTATGAGAAAAAATTTCAAAAGTGTAACTATACCATTGTCTGCGTACAATGAGATTAAGACATTGGGAACTAGTAAGATATTTGAAGTCCCTTTGTCCGTATCTAAAACAATCGTATGGTTGCTTGAAAAACAAAAAGCACACCACAATAAAAAAAATGGAGAAAAGAAAGTATGACGAAGAAAGTAACAAAGAAAGAAAAAGAAAAGATAACTTTTAAATTTTTAACAAAGCATGTTGATAAATTTGATAAGTTAATGAAAGATGCTAGCAAAGAAAAAGAATCATTGCCAATAGATTGCAGTATTCATGCTCTAAGCGCTATGGTTGTTCAATCAATTGCAACAAACATGGCCAACTATTACGGTGGTATGAGTAGAGTTAAAGAAACTTTTCAAGAGGCTTTAGATCAAGAGGCTAATTTTAGATATATACAGGCCAAGGAAGAGAGAGAAAATGTTTCTTTGAGAGAAAGCAAAAATAAAATGAATTAAGGAGAAAAATATGACAAAGAAAGAACTAATCAAAAGATTAAATAGACAGAAACAAACTATAAAAAATCTTCAAAAGAAAGCTGATAAATTAGTTGATGTTGAAAAAAGATTACAAGCTACATTAGATGATTTAACAATTGCAGAAGATCAATTGAAAACTGCAAACG